AGCCTCTCTTCACGAGAGGTAGGAGGTTTGCAGACTTCAGTAAAATACTGAAGTAACGTCGAGTTGTCTTCGATTGGGCTCCTAGTAACCCTCGATGAGAGGATAACGACGGAGTATTCCCTTCGATGGAGATCAGAATTCCAACGGGATTTCATCCCATTGAGATCTGGGCCATCAAAAGAGTACCAACCAAAGACTCCTGAACCGACTGCCACGGTAGGAATGGGATATCTCCCAGACTTACCGACTGTCGATTTGATGAAGGATGCGGTCTTATAGCAACCCCTTAATAGGAAGTTGTTATGAGTGTCCACAGCCGACACAATCGATCCAGGTCGGGATACACTCGGCATAGAGATAATGCTAACTTTGGTTACATCGTAACCGTCGTAAGCATCGCATCCGCAGGATTCTCGGAACTTGCCAGTCCCGAAAGTCTTGTTGGGATTGACCTTGAGACCAAGGTCCTCTAGGATTGCCGAGACGAACGCCCCGCAGTCTGCAGGAACGATTATATCGTCCCCGTAGACTCGGACCTCCCTGGAAACCGAGCGAATACTATTCGGCGTGAGGGGCAGTTGTCGCTTAGCGACAATAGCTCCGCAAGCTATCATAGTAAAGGCAATGGTCTGAACAGGGAAGGTTAGCGCAGATCCCATAGTAGAAAACTTCCTCAGTTTAATATACCGAGGAAGTCGCCTATCGATCCCGTTATAGACAAAACGGGTCCTGACGGACATAAAAGAACGGATCAGAGAGAAATTCTTTCTGAACAGCCGCTCAATTAGCCAACAGGAAAGTCGATCAGATGCACTAGACAAATCAATTGTCCAGTGCGACTGACTATGAGAGGCTTCGAGGGCAAGAGCAGCATTCGGCTTCTGCGACTGGAAAGTTACAGAAGAACGAATAGAAGTTCTAGCGACTCGATGTACCAGGAAATCCAAGATAGATTGCTGGCACCATTGATGCGCGATCGGTTCAGAGGCAATAAGCCTCGGACCCGAAAGGCTCTTCGGTACTGCAATTAACTTGGCGTATGGCTCGTCTCGTGAGAGGCGATACATAGCGCTGGTACTGCCAAGGTCGTCTAAAACAGGCTTCAGGTTGTGAAACCCGAATGTCTGGATATCGAAGACTTTGGACAGCCGATCAGGCCAGTGGGTAAAGTGGTACTTAGTACCACTCTCCATTAGGTCTGATACTGCTCCAGGTCCGTGCTTAGTCCTCCATTCGGTGGGTATGAATTCACCGAACTCGGATGAGATGACATCTCCTGCGAATTGAATGCAGAATTTGGCACGATCTGAGTCAATGGAGGAGGGATCCCTGCCCTCGATATGAGGGCGAGGAAACAAAGGGCCATCACTATCACAAAGAGTGATAGAACTAATGGTCCCAGAGTCGATCCAGCATCCGTCCCAATCAAGGGAAGGCGGCCGGACCGCCCGGTCGGTCTCGAAGAACTCATCGACATGTTTCCATGTTGAGAGATCAGCGCAAGATATCTTGAATCTCTTCGCAAGCAGATAAAGCGTGCGTAGGAAAAAGATACAGCGTTTATCGGGATCAACCCTTAGCACTCCAGTACTGTCGAAGACTCTCATCAGCAGTCCCTTGAAAAGTCGAGGAACAGCTGACCCCCTCTTAAAGGGTCGCTGGTAAGCAACCCCAGAAGGAGTAAGGAGAGAATTGGCAAGGCACTTATCAAAGTGCTTTCCCATAGCAGGTAAGTCAATCATCAAGAATGAGTGACCTCTTGCTTCGACAGCGGAGAGCAACCGCTTGTAATCACGGTCACAATCCACCCGAAGATGGGGGTATTCGTCAGCGACGTCACTTAACATCGCTGAGTATGCTCCTAACAAGTACTTGGCGTAGCTTTCCAGTTCCATTCGATACTCCTATCGTTTGAGAACTCTACGGCTAAGCCACCCTTCTCCTAGGCGCCGATCTAGTTATGATCGGATGGAGTCTCGTTAAGACTCCCAGCCCAGCAACTTGGCTGCGATACCACCAGCTTTTACCATGTAAAAGCTCATGGCCTCAGACAAGTCGATGACGTCGGACTGAGTCTCGTTGGGATCTGTACGGATAGTATAGATCACTTCGGTCAGCCGACCCAGGGGATATGCCTCAGCTGGTTTCAGGAACCTCTGAAACGTCACAGTGTGACGTGCAAAGGACTGAGTCCCGGCTTTGACATTATCGTTCGAGTGGCGAACCTTCGCTCGCCACCAGACCGTGGCTTCATCAAGGAAATATTCCGAGCTGTAGCCATCCTGGTTGATCAGCGGCAACGTCTTGGCAGTTCCACCGGAACCGTCAAGAGTCACCGTCAGGGTTGAACCTAGCATAGTACTTGTTCCTTACGTTAAGAGTCGTCCAGCAATCATTTGAATCGTTGGACGAACAAAGACGCAAGGATCGACAGTCTGCGTACCCCAATATGGGGTATGCGGGCAAAGTTACCAGAGCCACTGGCTGCTCTCGACTTAGTCGAGAGTATGACAGTGCCGTCGTCTACTTCCAGCCAGGAGGTTCCTCCTGTCTTTCTACACGTGACCACACTCTGTTGGCTAATCATCACATTTGCATGTGAGCTAACCGCAGGGATGGTATTACTGTGCTGAAGGAGATAATCCCCAGCATCAGTAAACCAATCTACAAGCCAGGTCCATGGGAGAACATCCCATGCGCCTTGCAAGAGCCCCTCAGGAGAAAGACCTGAGACGGCCCTAAAGATTTGTAGATTCTGGTCAGGTGTGTCACTTCGGTAAGGAGGGAGTGCCGTTGGTTTCCAACGGACAGTTCCCCACTTCGATACTCCTGTGTATCTATGATACTTCATGAGTACCGTAGCCCCAGCACCTCCCATAGAAAGATTCTGTGAGAAGTCAGAGGACTTACTAGCCGAAGCGAGCTGTATACGACGCTTCAGCCCAGAGCGGCTGTATAGCCTATGGACTTCACCTGCACGATCGTGCATGTGCTTCTGTAGGTTTAACAGCTTCTTGACGTCATCGATGAGCGGTAGCCAACCGAATTGGACAGCAAGGTTCTGATTAGCTATGTCTTTAGCTGACAGTCCCTTGGTGCCTTTCTTCATTAGGCGTCCCGCATCTTTGAGCATCTTGGGCAAGTCGACTACATCTTGGATCAGGGTAAGAGGCGTAACTACTGGCCGGCTCGGATTAGTTCGAGCGAGCAGTGTAGCAAAGTCGCTATCCTGAAGAGATGCTTCCGACAATGTCTCGTGGTCTATAGTCCCATGGTATCCGTCTGGGTAGAAGTCGATAAACTCCGACCCAGCGAAGATCCCAGAGGGGCATAAGCCGCTTATGCCATTAAGACCGGAGCTATCTCTAGCTTCGAGAAATAAGGCATGATCGACACCAGGCGATGTATTCTGATCTGTACACTGTTCGTATAACAGCTCACAATTATCGCCGAAGTTAACATCTGG